AGCGAATGGTTGTAATCAAGATGGCCAAATTCTGCGGTTCTGATCTTCAGCAGCCATGGGACAATTTCCACTCCATCATCAAAGACCAGCTCTTTGTTTTCCTCCAAAAAACCACGGCCAGAAACGGCGCCAGCAATTACGCTGACGCCGCCCATGAAATCCAGGGCCGCCCGATCTGCATGAGCCGATAGGCGGGCCCAGCTCATGAGAAGGCGCCGTTAAGGCGGACGTGGGCCAGGGTGTCGCCAGAGGCATACGCGGTCGTCTGGGCTAGCGTGGCCGGCACAAACACGCCGATCAGAGTGTTACCACTGGCGCTGGCTGTTACGTTTTTGTTGGTGTCGTTCCAATACGCCTTTGCGCCAAGGTTGGCGGCGGCGCCAGTGGCCTTGGGTAGCTGCCATACGCCCACAAGACTGAATTGCCCGACCTCGCCGTTAGCCAAGGCCGCCAGCGAAACACCAAAAACAGCGCCAATCAAAGCACCAGCGCCTGACGCAACCACGTAAGGAGCGGGAAACGGAAGCGTCTTACCTTCTTGAATTTCGTTTTTAGCCATTGAATTACCTCAGGAATGGGATGGGCTGAAAGTTGTCAAAAGAAAGCATTGATCAATCAACGCCAGAAGAGCGATAGATAAAGCGATAGTCGCTAAGCGTGCAACCCCAATACATGCGAAACAGAAATTCCAAGCAGTCGGGATTCCGCTTCGTTTCAGTGGTCAGGGTTGGGCCGCTTTCACCTTGAAGATACCCTTGAACAATTCCCTTAGAGGCTGTTTTTGCTGCCATAACGTACCACTGAAGTGCGCTAGCGCTATCAAGCCGAGCAGAATAAATGTCTTCAATAGCACCTGAATAAGAAGAAGTTGCAGGCCCGGCATTGCCTGTAAGCTGTTGAGGCATGTAATTGTTTGGCCTCAGAAATTGCTGCATAGGCCCGCGCAAAGCAGCAGGAGCCAGTGTCAACGCTGGGTCTAGCTCCAGCGGGTTACCAGCTGGATCGGTTTGCGTAGACAATTTCAGAACAGCATTGTTCCATCCGGTGTTGCCAATGGTTCCGGTTCCAGTGTTGTTATGACTGGCATGGAACAATGGCAGGCCATCAATGCCAACGTTTGCGTTGCCAGTAATAAGGCCGTAAATACCTTTAGCTTGAACACGTCGACCGCCTCGGCCAAACATATCAGGGACTTCGGCTAGTCCGCTAAGGTCGTCATTGATAAATACCTCTTCAGCAACACGCAGGCCCCGCGTATATTTGCTCAACTGCCAGGTCACTTTCCCATCTTGAAGAGTGGCGAATTGATATTCACCTCCTTCTATTCGGGCATCCGCTTTGGTCTTGTCGGTTGGTTCGCCATTTACCACCCTGATAGGCTCAAGATTGCCAGCGATAAACACCTGATTAGCAGGCTTTAAGTCGGGCAAATCTTGACGAGTTGAGAAAAGCTCCCATCTATGGTTTTCCTCGGCCCACCCGTCCATCATTGTCTTGTTGGCAACATTCGCCAGCAAGTTTGTAAAATCGTCGCTGGTATGCAATGCCAACGCAATTAGCTGGTGAGCGGATCGGCCAATTGTGTTATGCCCTCGGCTTTCAGCAAAAACGCGGGTGATCTCCATCATCCGCATTCCGGCATAAGGCCGGGCCGCGTCGCTCATGGCCTGCTCAGGCCTGATCTTGGCCCAGATCGCATCCTGTAATCCGGTCATCAGCGTATCCCCCGCGTCGCGGGTTATCTGGATGCGGGCAGGGTGGCCCGCCTTGCTGGCGACGGTTTCAAGCGGGCCGGCGTGGGCCTTCACAATTTCGAGGGCAACATCAGCAAACGGCTTGCCGCTGTCAACCATGGCTTGCACCGCGTTAGGAGCGATATTGGCCTCGGCTGCGCAACGGCGGATTTCAATTTCGCGCTGTGCATTGGCAAGGGCCACGGAATCCGCAGCAGCGGTTGAGGCAACGGGGCTTACGGAGGCCTGCACTACTGCAGCGGCAGCAGGGGCAGCTTCGGTAGAAGCGACTACGGGAGGCGCTTCGGTGACGGCGGCCGGTGCGCTCCCGGCCTGATCTTGCGTGGGCATGTGTTCAGCTCGGGAGTGTTCAGGGTGATCTCCTGATTCTATTCTAACCATTGACGCCAGGGCCTTAGACACCCACCCTGGAGAGTTAGGGAATCGCCCCGCAGGCAGGGCTGGGACGCTGGCACGCACGTCTACCGGGTCGATCACTGCATCAATCAGGCCAGCCGCCAGGGCCGCTTCGGCGGTGAACCAGGTGCCACCCCCCTGGGCCGCGCCCATCCATTCCATGATCTGTTCAACCGATTGGCCTGATGCCGCGGCATAGGTGGTGGAGTAAACCTGGGAGTGAACACGCAGCATGGCCGCCGCAGCATCCATTGAATCGGCGTCTCCAACCGATCCGCCCCAGCAGTTGTGGATCATCAGCAGGGCGTTGCTTGGCATCAAGCGGCGATCACCCTTGGCCTTGCTGATGGCCATTGGGACAATCGAGCCGGCAGATGCCACCAAGCCATCCACCACATAATCCTTTCTGCCCTTGTAAGCCGCCAACACGTTATGGATTGCAATCCCTTCGGCCGCCGCGCCGCCTGGTGAAAACAGGTGAATCTCCACATCACGCCCCCCTGCAGCGTCCAGCGCTCGGGCTACGTCGTCAACCAACACGTCAACCCCGACTTCGCCATAGAGCCGCAACACTGGGGTAGTGGCGGCGGCTTTAACGGTTACTCCTGGGGCCATTGATGCTCAGATGCTGGGGGTAGTTTAAGCGGTCAGCGCCATCAGTCCGGCGGGTCGCTGCCGTTCTCGTCTGCGCCAGGGTCAGGCGCTGAGTTAGTGAATGCAGATCCTGCCGGACGAGCCTGGGTTACGCCAGCATTGGAAACCAGCGCGGCATCTGTACTCAGGATCAGGCTGGCGTCCCTAGCTCTTTGTAGGTCTCTGCTCAGCTCTTGAATTACTTCTTCAGGCACATAGCCAAATGATAGCTGTACTTCTGACAAGCTCATAAATCCGGCCCTCACAGCCAAAATCAGCGCTGGAATTTCCTTGGTTGGGTCGATCATCTCCCGACGCGGCGGGGTATGGGTCCAGCTCATTGGCCCTTTCAGCAGGCCAACCATCCGGGCTAATTCGTCATGCCACTCACACACCGGCGCCAGCATTCCGGGGATGGAAACCTTCCCTCGCAAGTAAGCAATCCGCCTACTAAACTCAAGCCATCCGCCCCTAAAGCTCGAATAATTGACGTTTGACAAATCACCCGTCATTGATTCATAGGTAATCTCGTAGGCTGCTGCTACAGCATGGGCGTACTCACGGTGGGTGCTAACAAAATCACCAGAACTTGGCGGGGTGAATGCCTGAAAGTTTCTACCTGGGGGCATGTGCTCAACTGCGCCAGGTTCGATCGTGTCAAACTCCAGCCCGTCTTTTTCGGGATCCGTAGACGCCTGCGTATCCGAGTCGTAAGTAACGCCAAAAAAGCAAGCTGAAATTTTATCTTTCATCTGCTGGGCCGCCCTGATGTCACCCATATCCCGCAGGGTCAAAATCGCTGCCGTGCCAAACGGGAGCCCCATTCTCTGGCCAGCTCGCCTGCAATCAAAATGTAAACTTATTTCCTCTTTCGGTACAAAAGTGCTTTGCACCCTGACGCCAATACCTAGCGACGTTTCGCCAGGGTGGCTGTCTCTAATCCAGTAACCCATCAAACGGCCTGCGCTATCAAACTGCTGGCCAAATAATATGTCTTGAGAATTGTCTTTATTAAAATCTAACCAATCAGGCTCAAGCATCTGCACTTGCAAAGGCACTATTCCGTGACGCTCAAATAGTTCAGGATATATCCGCTTCCGCACCAGTACGGCGCCGCGCACCGCTGTAGTTCTGGCCCCAACAGATTGATTGCCGTACCAATCATGGGTGCCGTAAAAATCGCTATGTCGTGATTCTGCCCAGGTTTTCCAGCTTGATTTATATTTGTTAGTCGCACCCGTAGGAGTGCTCATAATCCCATCGCCAATCCAATTATTTATAATCACGCCAATCGCCCTGGATGCGTAGGCATCGTTATCGGCAAGATCCTGGTGCCGCTTTACCAGCCAGTAGTACGCCTGTCGCAGATCGCTGTTTGGACCGCTGTTGTTTGTCCACCAGCCAGAGGTTCGCCGGGTGTCCTCTGCGGCCTCAAACCGGGCCATGGTGCGGCGGGCAAGTTCCCGGTCATCTCGGAGCCGCTTGCCTTTGCCCTTGCTCTTACCCTTGCCCATCAGGTTGGCCGAGACACGCTGAAGTAGGTGCGTCGAACCCGACGCGAGGTAGTCGGCTCCGCCTCTGCGGCCATGGATTGTTCGATCCGGCGCATTTCATCCAGGCTTCGATAGGTGATCTCCCGGCCGTCGCTGAATCGAGCTTTTAGGACGCCCTGATTGATCTTGCTGCGCAGCTCAGCAAGGTCCGCAGCGACATCCTCAGAGGTATAGGCCATGGCCCCATCTTACCTCTTTAGCCAGCCTTTGCGCCGGTCGGAACCGCCTGCATTAGAGCCCTTCAGCCAGCCCGACCGCTGGGGGTCTCGTGCTGGTGGGGGCAGCGGCACCCCTCCCCCTCCCGTCCCCGGCGCCTGGGCGCCCAGGGTGCGGGCGAGCTGGGCCCACATGGTGCCTGCTGCGTAGTGGCGCTTGGTTAGCTCCAGCATCGCCAGGATGTAAACCTCCAAATCCAACGGCTCGTTTCGGGCCCCTTTCTCGTTTCGCCATTCAGATTGCTCAAACCCTCTGCCGTCAATTGTGGTTACAAGCTTCTCACAAGTTAAACCCTTAAAATATTCATCCTTTGCATTTTGCCCAAAGTGCATAAACCCCGGCCCTGGTTGCTCAATGTTTAACCTTCCGTAAATAGTTCGTTTTAGAGTATGCGTGTTTATCATGTAAAGGGTAACCCCCTTTTTTATCTTGCGACCACGTAAATTTACGTCTTGTTTTGTGCCATCGCCAAGGGTTTTAGCTTTTTTGTCGCTGCCGCCTTTGACTGCTACCACTCCCTCGTTGACCCTTTGGCGGCAGTAGTCATAGGCTTCATGCGTAAAATGGCCCCCAGTGTCAACCGCTGTTTTGTGAACGGTCATGGTGCCGCCGCTTGCATGATTAAATACAGTCTTACGAATCACGTCAATCTGCTTCCATACTTTATCTTCTGCTGGATTTCCATATACCTTCTCGTGCCATATCAGCCAGCTTTCCTCGCCTACTCCAAAGCCCTTGACCTTGATCTCTAGCCATGTGTCCTGAACGTCAACCGCCGCCAGTAACAGCAACACCCCATCTGGGCAGAACCCGCTCGGATATGGGTTTGCCGCGGCACGTTGCATCAGGCCATCGGCAGAAACCTTGGCTGTTGCGGGATCCTCCCAGGCCTCGGCTGCCCGCTTGTTCACCCAGCCCTTCAGGAGAATAGTGTCATTTTTGGCACGCAAAAATTCATCGCGGATTTTTTCCCAACTCAGCCATCCATAGGGGGCATACCAGCCAGGCAGGTGAAACCCTGCTGTTTCGCCATCGCCCTTGGCGGTAGCTCCCCACACCCCTCCGGCCAGCATCGCCACTTTGTGATGCTGCGCCAGGCGCTCACCGCACGCTGGGCACTTGCACCAAACCTCCCCATCCTTTTTGTCCCAGACCATGTGCTCCCAGCGGATCACCTCGTTGGCCCCGCAGCAGGGCATGAACGCGGCAAGGCGCCGGCGGTCGCTGCGATTTTCGAACTCCCAGGTGATCCGGCACGCGCCGCGGGTGCCGGGGGTGCTGGTGATCAAGGTTTTGCGGTCGGGAAAGTTGCTCTGCCGCGCCTCGGCGTTCTCGATCGGACAGCCCTTGTCGTCAATTTCCAGGGGCAGGCTTGACGCCTCATCAACCCATAGGTTTTGGGCCGGCATCCCCTGGGCAGCGCTGCCGCTGTTGCCGCCAATGATTGATAGCAGCATGTCCCCTTGAAACTCCTTCAGGAACATGGCGTTGGCCGCGTCCCTGCTCTTGGTGCTGATCTGCTTTGCGGCAACCGCCGGGGTGTCCTTGAACAACGGGTCAAGCCGTTGCCTTACCTGCCGCTTGGCAAAGGCTTCGGTTGGGAACAGGATCAGGAAAGGCGCCGGGTCCATCGCAATGGTTCGCCCCAGCCAGTTCAGGCCGCATTCGGTTTTGGCCCCTGACTGGCTGCCGAAGATCAGGATCACGCGCCTGATCTTCTTCTCCC